TTAGAGGGAGATATGAACTTTACCATTGTATTATATCGTATTGATAGGTATAAAACAAAAACAGATGATGTGTATGGTGAAGTGTTAGAAGACGGGATTCAGTTTATGGCACCTGTTGAATTGAAAGGTCTTGTCCAAGTTATGGTACCGACTTCCAAATTTATTGGTAATTCTAAAGTTGAACAGAAGGAACCCGGTAATATGAAATTTTCAATCTATCAAAAACAACTTAATGATTTGAATGTTGAAATATTTTTGGGTGATTATATTGGATATTACGAATCTGAAGACCGAGTTAGATATTATGTTGTAAGTGATGACGGATATGTTAAGTCGGACAATAAACACACCTACGGAGGATATAAACCTTTTTATAGGACTATTATCGCAACTTATGTTAGTGAAAATGAATTTAAAGGTATTTAAGATATGGAAGATATTATTCGCAAAATTTTAAGAGAGATGGATAATTCCAATGAGGATAGAATCAAAGAAATTGAAGATAAAAAAAAGTATGTTAAGAAATTACTACCAAGTATTATTAAATTTTTTAAAGATTCATTCTCCGAAGATTTGCTCGATATTGAGGTTACAACTAAAGGAGTTCATTACTCGAGTGAAAATTATTCAACAGATGAATATCTTTTAAAATTTTATTTTAATAAAATTCCCAAAGAACACGAATTTAATATGAGAAGAATAATTATTAGGAATTTAGATAATATGTTTAATATCAATATTATAAATTATGCGGTTCCTTTAGATTTAGAGATTTATGTAAAAACATGGAAAAAATTATAAAATTATGCCATTACCAAAAAACATAGTTAAACCAACCTTACCACTAGTTCCTCGAAAAGAGTTATCGGCTCGTAGACAAGAACTATTGCAATATATCAACGAAGATGGGACTTATTTACCCAAATCGGTATTGCACGCGGATTTAGATAGAGGTATGTTGGACTTCGTTAAAAATGAATTGAAGGTTGTTACCGCAGGAGAAATAGTTCCAATGGTTGATATTATTATTACCACTCAAAATTGGTCTCAATATGTCGAAACTTATAAATTCATAGACTTAGATTATAACCCAGACCCACCATATATTACAGTCGTTAGAAGTCCTGAAGTTAAATATGGTTCAAACCCATCACTTCAATATACAATTCCAAATAGAAAACAATTTTATTACGCATCTGTTCCAACTTGGAATGGTAATGAACAAGGTATGGATATCTATACAATACCACAACCTGTCCCTGTCGATATCAAATATAATGTTAAAATCGTTTGTAATAGAATGAGGGAATTGAATCAATTAAATAAAATTGTAATGCAAACATTTGCGTCACGACAAGCATACACCTTTATTAAGGGTCAATATGTTCCAATTATTTTAGATAATGTTTCTGACGAATCTCAAATGACCATAGACGCAAGAAAATATTATGTTCAGAATTATGATTTCACAATGTTAGGATATCTGATTGATGAAGAAGAATTTGAAGTTAAACCGGCAATCCAAAGAGTTACTCAACTTATTGAAATGGATACCACAACAAGAAAACAAAAAAGAAATCAATTCCCAAAAAATCCGGACGAATTTAAATTAGATTTCTTATTTGTAACCGGTAACACAACATTAATAGACATTATTGATTTTAGGGCCAATATGAGTGTTGCAAATTCAGATAATGTTGAAACATTTGATGTATATATAAATGACAATTATTATGGTAGCGATGTTGAAGTAATTCAAATTAATACAAATGATGTTTTAAGGATTGAAGTTACTAAACTAAATAATAATAACGAGGCGTTAATTGTCTTCGATAACAAGTTGGTTTAATCTTCCCCATAGATATCTTTCTTCTCTTTACAAGTTTCTATAATTAAATTTTCCAAAAATTTATAAATTTTAATTCCTCGTTTATCACAATACTTTTTAAGGATATTGTGTGATTCGGGGGATATTTTAATGTTTTTAATTTCTTTCTTAGTTTTCATGGTGAGAAAAAAGGCAGAATTAATTCATACCATTTATAAATACTTATTCAAAAGTAAAGTTTTTTCATAAAATATCGAATATTTATCTATAAAATAAATCTGTAATAGAATTAATAAATAATGGCAACAGCACAAGCAAACCAAAAAGTATTCGTATCTCCGGGTGTGTATACATCAGAAACAGACCTATCTTTCGTAGCCCAAAGTGTGGGTGTTACGACATTAGGTTTAGTGGGAGAAACAATTAAAGGACCGGCCTTTGAACCGATATTTATAACTAATTATGATGAGTTCCAAGCCTATTTTGGAGGAACAGAACCTGTCAAATTTTATAACACCCAAATTCCAAAATATGAAGCGGCATACATAGCTAAATCATATTTACAACAATCAAATCAATTATTTGTAACAAGAATTCTTGGATTATCAGGATATGATGCAGGACCATCTTGGTCACTTACTGTTACCTCTAATGTAGACCCAACAACAATTGGTAACCCATCTACGGGAACATCATTCACGGCAAATTTTACGGGTGATTCAACATTAGAACAAGTCGAATTTATTTCAGGTTCATTACCAAATCAAGTTAACCAAAATTTAAATGTTGAATATAGGTTAGACGATGGTTCGGTATCAACATTACAAATAGATTTTAATAATTCTTTAGGTGCGATAATGAACTCTCCAAGATTATCAGCAACAACCGCAGTGGTATACGGAGCAATCCCTGAAACTGTTTATAATAATTTATCAGGTCAATATAGTACAATTGAGAATCCATATGGATGTGAAAATAATTTTACTCAAAATGATTTAACTGAGTCTTCTAACGATTCTTGGTTTTATGCTAATTTTGAATTTCAAAATAATGATTCTTTAACAGGTAATTATACTGGTTATTCATTTTACTATTCAGTTTCTAGTTTAACTTCAGGAGCGTCAAATACATTTACAGGTACTGTAACCGGTAATTCATATACATTTACAGGTTCTGTATATAGTGAGTTCAATAATATGGTTGTTGCAACCATTCGTTCAAGAGGTATTTCACTTTATTCAAATGACGCGGCAAGTATTAATCATGGACCAATTTATCAAGTAGGAATCGATTATAATAATGGTAATGCTTGGGTTCCAAATAATTTACAATTAATTTGTACTGGACAATATTCTGATATTTCAAAATCACCTTTCTCAACATTTTTATTATCAGGGGTAACTAAAGATAATGATGTATTTTCATTCGAAACTTCAATGTTGGCGGCATCATCAAAATACATTACAAAAGTTTTAGGGGTTGATAATTTTGGAAAATCAAGATTTGAAGTTCCAATTTATGTTGAGGAGGCTTATCAAGGTTCGTTGAATTATGCATATAATCAAGGTTATATAAGAGGTTTAGCTTGTGATTTAATCGCATTACCAAACGCTAGAAGTCAAAGAACAGACTCTATTGCATATAATTTAGAAAGATACCAATCACCTGAAACACCATATTTGGTTTCGGAATTAAGAGGTAACAAAGTTTATAACTTGTTTAAATTTATATCAATTTCTGATGGAGATTCTGCGAATACTGAAGTAAAAGTTTCAATCGCAAACCTTTCATTTAATAATATGTCATTTGATGTATTAGTTAGAAATTTCTTTGATACTGACGCAAATCCTGTGGTAATTGAAAAATTCACAAATTGTAATTTGGACCCATTATCAAATAATTTTATAGCTAAAAAAATTGGTTCATCTAATGGAGAATACGCGTTAATCTCAAGATATATAATGGTTGAGATGGCAGATGAAGCACCAATAAACGCTTTACCATGTGGATTTTACGGATATACTCAAAGAGAATATTCGGATTATGATACTTATCCTTCACCGTATCCTAAATTTAAGACAAAATATTATTTCCCTGGTGAAGTTATTGCAAATCCACCATTTGGCGTAAATGCTGGAGGTGCACCTGTAGAATCTGCAGGAGATATTGTAAGAAGAAGTTACTTAGGATTTTCAACACAATTTGGAATTGACGAATCTTTCTTAACATATAAGGGTAAACAAACACCTTCAAACTGGATTGGTAATCCGGCGGTTGAGGGTCAACCTTGGAATGTGAGAAGTAAAGGATTCCACATGGATTCAGGTGCAACGGTTGTTACAATCGGAATCACTTCTAAATCAAGCGGAGAAACTGCGTTTGAATGTGGTGTTGCTGAGTTTAGAAATGACCCTCAAACACAAGAAAATCCATATTATTTCATATACTCAAGAAAATATACGGTATGTTTTGCTGGAGGTTTTGACGGATGGGATATATACAGAGAGTGGAGAACTAACGAAGATAGATTCCAATTAGGAGCATCAGGTTACTTGGCTGGAGCGTCAAATACTGACCGAAGATATCCAAATGCAACAGGAGACGGATTATTCAAGAGAATTGTTGTTCAAAATAATACTCAAGATTTCGCTAATACAGACTACTACGCTTACTTACTTGGTATTTTAACATTCGCAAATCCTGAATCAACAAATATAAATGTATTTGCAACTTCAAGTATTGATTACGTAAATAACTCAAACCTTGTTGAAGAAGCAATTGACATGATTCAATTCTCAAGAGCGGATTCAGTTTATATCGCGACAACACCTGACTATAGAATGTATACACCGGATGCAACTAACCCTCAAGATATTATTTATTCTCAAGAAGCGGTTGATAATCTAGACAACACAGGAATTGACTCTAACTATACCGCAACTTATTATCCTTGGATATTAGTTCGTGATACCGTTAACAATACACAAATTTATTTACCACCAACAGGTGAGGTTTGTAGAAACTTAGCATTGACTGATAACATATCATTCCCTTGGTTCGCATCGGCGGGTTACACAAGAGGTCTTGTAACTTCAATCAAAGCTAGACAAAAACTTACACAAACAGATAGAGATACCTTGTATCAGGGTAGAATTAACCCTATCGCAACTTTCTCTGATGTTGGAACTGTAATTTGGGGTAATAAAACTTTACAAGTTGCTGACACAGCACTTAACAGATTGAATGTAAGAAGATTATTACTTCAAGCTCGTAAGTTGATTTCAGCAGTAGCGATAAGATTATTGTTTGAACAAAACGACCAAATCGTTAGACAACAATTCTTGGATAGTGTTAACCCTATTTTGGATTCAATCAGAAGAGATAGAGGTCTTTACGATTTCCGTGTAACTGTATTATCAACACCTGAAGATTTAGACAGAAACACATTAACAGGTAAAATATATTTGAAACCTACTAAGGCGTTAGAGTTCATCGATATCGAGTTCTTCATAACTCCAACAGGAGCTTCATTTGAAAATATCTAATAAATTTAATGGGGGTACGAAAGTATCCCCTTTACTTATTTAAATATGAAAAGACAACTTAAAGAAGGATTTAAACCTGAAGGGACACCAGATATGAAATATTACGCATTCGATTGGGATGATAATATTGTTCATATGCCAACTAAAATTATGTTAAAAACTGAAGATGGTGATGAGATAGGGATGAGTACTGATGATTTTGCCGAGTATAGACACGACTTGGGAAAAAATCCTATACAATATAAAGGTGAGACTATTGTTGGTTTTGCGGATAATCCATTTAGAAATTTTAGAACCGAAGGTGACAAAGATTTTCTAATCGATGCTATGAGAGCAAAAGAAGGGCCAGCATTTGACGACTTTAGAGAAGCAATTAACAATGGGTCAATATTCTCAATCATAACTGCTCGAGGTCATAATCCGGAAACATTAAAACAAGCGGTGTATAATTACATTGTAAGTGATTTCAACGGGATAAATAAAGATGAATTAGTTAAGAATTTAAAAAAATACAGAACATTTGTCGGTGAAGATGAAATGAGTGATGATGAATTAATTAAATCGTATTTAGAATTAAACAAATATCACCCTGTAACTTTTGGTGAAGGAAGTGCTGCGAATCCTGAAGAATTAAAAGTTAAAGCTATGGAAGCCTTTGTATCATATATAAAAGGAATGGCTGGAATTTTAAATAAAAGAGCATTTATTAAAAATGAAATCTCAAATAATTTTATACCAAAAGAACCAGTAATAGGATTTTCAGATGATGATATTAAAAATGTAGAAGTAATGAGTAAACATTTTAAAGATAAACCAGATAACATAGTTAAGACTTATTCTACTGCTGGAGGAATTAAAAAGGAATATAAATAGATAA